AATACTCAGATACTGGATTACACACAAAACTATAACACCCAGTACACTCAGGTACTCAGCGGCAACTACAGCAATTTCTTGGCCAAGCAAACAGCGAACGTCAACACCTTGCAAAAGTACAACTTCAGCCCTAACAGTTCAGAAAGCAGCCAACAGGCCGATGGATACACAAATGAAGGTTCGGCTAACCTAGCTGACTATCTTTACAACCCTTCAGATCTTAACTTGGTGAATTTGACTATCGTGGGAGATCCTGCATGGCTACAACAGGGAGAAGCCTTTGCAGGCCAACATCCTAGCAACTGGAATTTTTCTGCGTTCGCACCAGATGGTACCATAAACTTTGATGCCCAGCAAATATTGTTTGAGATATTGTTCAACAGGCCAGTGGATTATGATCTCAACACAGGATTGATGGATCCAGGCAAGAATAATTTCAATGCCAACCGTAACACAGGAGATCCGGGCAGGGCTAGACAAAGTTTTCTTTTCCAGGCCACCATCGTTGAAAGTATGTTTGAGCGTGGTAAATTCACGCAAAAACTAACAGGCGTGGGCAAGCGTTATTCCACACCAAACTCTGCATCGTCATCATACCAACTCACTTCCTTGGATCAGCAGGCGCTGGAGTTACAGCAGGCAGGCCAACAACGATTTGGTTCAAATCCCTTACCGATAGTGCCCGGCACAACCATCGCGGCACCTGTGTTTAACTCTGTGATCAATAATTTGGTTGCGCCAGTTGGTCGGATATTAGGAGGAGCAGCAACACGAGTGTTCCCTCCTGCACAGCCCAGCACTTCTAGCGGGCAACCAGTGGGCAAAGTAAATACACCGGGCATTGATCCCACCACCGGACAGCCTTATTCCAGCAACGAAAGTGTGGTAGGTCAAGGGGCTACTCCTGACAATACCACACAAGTAGGAGCCGCCGATGACGATTCTGGTTATGATTCATTATCGCAAGCCAACCAAAATGATTTAAATCAATCTTTTGGCAGAAACTAATACACAAAGAAAACTGTCATGTCAACAAATGAAATACGCAGCAGGGGTAGGCCAAGCAATTACACGTTTGAACGTGGTAATACACCTGCGGAAATGGGACCTTATATTGGTGTCGTGGTCAACAACTATGACGCCACTCGCAGCGGCCTCTTGCAAGTTTACATTGAACAGTTTGGCGAAACCACCGCTGACGGAAAACCCAACCTAGCAGACACTAAACTTTGGCGCACTGTGCGTTATTGCCCCCCATTCTTTGGTTACACTGCCAACCAAGGACCAGGAGCAGGTATAGGGACCTATCCAGGTCCCGGCGCTAACAGCAACAGTTATGGCATGTGGTTCACCGCACCGGATATAGGCACACAGGTTATCTGTTTCTTTGTGGGCGGTGATCCGCTCAAAGGATATTATCTAGGTTGCGTACCTGGTAGCCAACGCAATCACATGGTGCCCGCGATTGGATCAAGCACCAAATATTCAATTGGTAATCAAGCTCAAAAAAGTCTCTTTGCCAATACACCGTTGTTGCCTGTAACAGAAATCAACACTAACGATAGAGCTATAGCTGGTAATCCTAGATTCTTTGATCAAACTAAACCAGTGCAGAGCGTGGTCGCAGGCATCTTGGTGCAACAAGGATTGAGTCGAGACCCTGTGCGAGGTCCTATCCGCAGTAGTGCTCAGAGAGAAAGTCCCAGCACAGTGTATGGTATCAGCACACCCGGTAGGCCTATCTACAACGGCGGCCTTGATCCCAAAACTATCAAGAACCAACTAGAAAAAGGGCAAATCAAACCCCAAGACGCCGTTGTGATTAGTCGTAAAGGTGGTCATACCTTTGTGATGGATGACGGCGATCTCGAAGGCACAGATGAACTAATCCGTATCCGTACAGCCAAAGGCCATCAAATCACCATGAGCGATAATGGTGATTGTTTTTACATCATTCATTCCAATGGTCAAACATGGTTAGAGTTTGGCAAACAAGGCACAGTGGATGTATTCAGCACCAACTCCATCAATTTGCGCACTCAAGGACAACTTAACATGCATGCCGACAAAGGCATCAACATGTATTCAGGCACCACTATCCGCATGAAAAGCAAGAGCAGCATGGCATTTGAAGCTACTACGACCATGAGCCTGATTGGTATGAAGAGCTTGACCGCATACAGCAAAACAGCATTGAATCTCAAGAGCGATGGTAGATTGGCCATGGCCAGCCAGCAAGGCAGTTGGAACGCCGGCAAAAGCCTGTCATTAAAAGCAGAGGTTATCAATCTCAACGGTGGATCAACCATACCGGTGCCAACGCCTGTGGCACAACAAGGCTTCAAGCTCAGTGACACAGTGTTTATTGCAAATCAAGGATGGGTTTCAAAGCCACGTGTTTTAGATACCATAGTGACCAGGGCTCCCACACATGAACCCTACCAGTATCACAATCAAGGCGTGGATCTTTCACAAAATCTAGATTCTACGACCGCAACTGCTGCCCCATCGCCGGCCAACAGCCTGTTGGGTCGAGCCGAATCATTGTTTAATAGAGTAGAAAGTGCTGCTGTCACCAACGGTGTATCTGCTGCTGATTTCCTAAAAACTCTGCCGGCCAACGGGCCAATACCGCCGACAGCTGAGGTTGGCGGTGATGGCCTAAGTGCTGCTCTCTCTGCCGCAGAAGCCTTGGCACGAGGCACCGTGACCGGCACTATCTGACCAATTAGAGAATATAAATGATCACACCACAACAAGTTACTGCGCTGTTGGCCCAATTGGCAACTTCGGTCGACGTCTATCCTGCGTATGACACTAATGGCAATCTTCTAGAAGGATGGCAGTTGAACTTCAATGCGGTTCCGGTATACATCGGTTCTGAGCTGGGGGTCAGGGGAGTGGGCATCTATGGGCAGAGTGTGGACAGTCTGATACTCACAGGATATGTGAAATCTGCTGCCGCCAATCTCATAGTGGACGACAGCCTGGTTACCACAGTATTGAGTTCGCCGGCAGTATGGACTGGGCTAAACGGCATCAACAGCCTGTTAGACTATCTCAGCAGCGAAGATCTACAAAATCAAGCGCAAATAGATCTCATGATTGGTGCTTATCAAGGCCTGGTTGATGCTGGTATTTTTACCGGAAATCAAACAGCTAGATTTGAAGCCACATTTTTGCAACCAGCATCGCGTTATGGTGTTGATATCGTGATAGCCTGGATCAACGGCGAAGTGGATGCTAATACTGCAAACACACTCACAACAAGCGCACGTCAAGGGCAATATGCCATTGATTTCATGGCATCAAACATCACAGCAATCAATACAGTGCCGACCATAGTCGGGGCCACGAATACCACTATTCGCACAGCCGTAGATCAGGCAGTCACAGACATTATCGGCAACGACAAGGTCCCTGTTATAGATTTTGGTGGGGCTGTGGCAAATGTAGCAAACGTGAGCATACCCGCGACCACCAACGAAGATGGTGTATTCCGTTTTGCGCCCGGCAAGCCCGCGGCGTAAATACAGGACTATGCCTACATTCATTGGATTCAACACACAAAATCAGTACAAAAAATTCACGTTGACTGATGCACCATTGGTCAAGCGTGATCTTTTGAATGCTTTCAATATCCGCCAGGGACAGTTACCCGGTCGACCACAAACCGGAACTTCTCTATGGGACAACCTGTTTGAAAACCAAACGTCAGAAACAGAAAACAGCATCTTGGCTGAAATCCAGCGAGTAGCCGGCCTTGATCCACGTTTGCAGATCGGACAAGTCCAAATATTCAACCAACAAAACGGCATGCTGATACAGTTGGAAGTTATCATAGTGCCCAGCACAGATGCCCAGCGGCTCAGTATTTTCTTTGACCAGCAGAGTCGCAGGGCCAGTTATGTATAACTGAGCCGTTTTCCGCAGCCATAAATACAAGAACAACGGACTATCATGGCCAAGACCACAAGACAAACTGCTATATTTGGGGTTGAAGATTGGAAGAAAATCTATCAGACCTATCGCGAAGCTGACTTCCAGAGCTACGACTTTGAAACCTTGCGCAAGAGCTTTGTAGACTATCTGCGCCAATATTACCCCGAAACATTCAACGACTATATTGAATCGTCAGAATTCATCGCCTTGCTGGACGTGATGGCATTCATGGGACAGGCCCTGGCCTTCCGCACAGATCTAAACACACGCGAAAACTACATTGACACAGCTGAGCGTCGTGATAGTGTAGTGCGCCTGGCAAACTTGGTAAGCTACACTGCCAAGCGCAACATCGCCGCGTCCGGATACCTCAAAGTTTTCAGCATACAGACCACAGAAAATGTCACGGATTACAATGGCATCAACTTGTCTAATGTCACAGTAAACTGGGCCGATCCCACCAACCCTAATTGGCAAGATCAATTCACAGCGATCATCAACGCAGCCCTGGTCAACAGCCAACGAATCGGTCATCCGGGGAATCGACAGAATATATTGGGTGTAGACACTTCTGAATACAGTATCAATTTGGTTCCTGGATACCTACCAGTGGTGCCATATACTGCTACTGTGGATGGAATTAGCATGCCGTTTGAGGCAGTGAATGCCAGCACAGTGGGCAAGTCCTATGTGTATGAACCCAGTCCACGACCTAGTGGCATATTCAATATGTTGTTTCGCAATGATCAGCTGGGATTCAATAGTGCCAATACCGGATACTTCTTTTATTTCAAGCAAGGCACTCTCCAGAATCAAGATTTCAATCTTGCAGATCGCGTGAGCAATCGAGCAGTGAACATCAATATCGAAGGTGTCAACAACGATGATCGTTGGCTGTATCAACTGGACAATGTTGGATCAATCGCCAGCGAATGGACCTATGTGGAAAGCGTGTATGCTGCCGCAGCGGAACGCAGTGCCGCCAATCTATTGAAAACATTTAGTGTGAGTTCTAGGACCAATGATCAGATCACACTGAACTTTGGTGATGGTGTGTTCAGCGCCATTCCTGTGGGACAGTTCCGTTGTTATGTGCGTGCCTCAAACGGATTGCAGTATATCATCAATCCTGAAGAGATGCAAGCAGTAGTCCTACCGATCAGCTATATCAGCCGCACAGGCCAGCTGGAAACTATCACATTTACTTGCGGTATTACCACACCGGTAAGCAATGCCCAACCACGTGAGACCATTGGAGATATCAAGCAGCGAGCACCTGCACGCTACTACACACAGAACAGGATGGTGAATGGTGAAGACTATACCAACTTCCCATTCACGGCCTACAACAGCATCATCAAGAGCAAGGCTCTAAATCGTGCCAGCATCGGCACCAGTCGATATCTTGAGCTGGTAGATAACACCGGCAAATATGCCAGCACCAACATTTTCAGCAGTGATGGTGCCTTGTATGAAAATTACAGCTTGCCCAGTTTCAACTTCACATATACTACTACCAATGAAATCGCGGACAACATCATAAATCAAGCGCAACCAAAGCTGGTAACCAGCCAAGCGCAACAATTTTACTATGCGAAATATCCACGTCCACCATTGACAGTGACCAACACATCCTGGCATTTCAGCACCACAGTTACCAATGCCACTTCTGGATATTTTCAAAATATATCATCGTTGGAACCAGTTTCCATCGGCAGCTATGCCAGCAGCAACTTGAAATATGTTGTGGTCGGATCATTGGTCAAGTTTGTGCCTCCAGCAGGTTATTTCTTTGACGCAGACAACAAACTCAAGGTAGGTGTGCCCACCCGCCCAGATGAGAAACTGGTGATCTGGGCCAGTCCTATACAGGTAATTGGTGCTGGCACAAACAATGGTGCTGGTAATTTGGACAGCGGATCAGGTCCAGTAACTCTGAACAACTATGTGCCTACTGGTGCTGTAGCATCACAAGTGATCCCAATCTTTGTCACAGACTTGCCTGCATCATTTGAAAAACAAATGATCGATCAGGTATTGTTGCACAGGAACTTTGGTATTGGTTACGATAGCCTGGGCACGATCACAGGCACCCCAGGAACCTGGTATCTGATCAACAGCACCAATATCGCTGTTGACGCAGAATGGAGCCAGACCTACGCTGGCGACACCACAGGAGCTGGGCTTGACGCCAGCTGGTTTATACAATTCGTGACCAATGGTTCGATATACACAGTAACCAGCCGCGCACTAGATTATTTCTTTGGTAGCGTGTTACAGACACGATTCTTCTTTTATGAAGGTCAGCAGATTTACGATAGCCGCACAGGCACAGTGATCCGAGACTTTGTGAACGTGCTCAAGACCAATAGCCGACCAGACAGCGCACTACCTCTTGCTGGAGACACTCGACTACGCATCACAGGTCAACCCATACAAAGCGATGGCTATGTGGATGATTTCCAGGTCCTGGTTTCATTCCAGGATAGCGATGTAGACGGTGTGCCCGATAATCCAGATTTTTTCAATGACATCGTGGCTCCGGACGTAAACTCAAATCTCAAGCTGGTATTCTTGCAAAAGACCGTGGACTTTGATAATCTTGAGCGTTACCTCCTGGTAGAATCAGGCGTGGTCAATTCAGATTATGCCACCATGGATGATATTGAACTGGTCAAGCAAGAATACATAAATGGCCAGGTGTTCTATGCCTATACTCCAGGGTTGTTCTATACCTTGGTAGTTGATCCTGTGACCGGAGTCAGGAGTCTTGTGGAACAGCCAGTGGGCAACTACATAGCTCGCACAGGTCGTCAGGATCTCTATTTCCAGTATAGGCATAACGCACCATTGAGCACCAGGATTGATCCAGGCACCACCAACATCATTGATGTGTATGTGGTCAC